ATGGCAATACCGTGTTTTTTTGCAAATTTAGTAGGACTTCCTATTGTTTGCCAAGAAGCAATCCACTCATCATCTGTTAGGTGATAGCCAGCCATATATATGCCTTTGCTTTAAGATATTGAATATAATACAATAAATCTAGTTGTATAATATTCTACATATAAGGATTTTACTACTGATATATGGAATCAAGATTACAGAATTGGGCTTGGTATGTATCTTATGGGGTAATTGGCCCACAAGTAGAAACAACCTGTCGCTCGTTTGAGAAAAATTACATTCCTGAACTTGGCAATCTGTATGCAGAGCCAGAGCCGCATTACGAGCCTGATAGCGTAGACGGTGATTTAATCGAGCAAGCGATAAAGGGTTTACCCCAAAATCTACGCCAAGCGCTTAAACTTAGATATGTAAGCCATCCTTACGCCTCTTTAAACCAACTGGCTAACGCTGCAAGAACAACGGTACATCGCTTAGAATTAGACTTAGAAAATGCAAAAAAACGACTCCAGCACGAACTGGACAGAAAAGCCAAGTCAAATCACTATAAGAGCTTGCTCAAGGTGCAAGATCAGCAAATCGACTAGAGATGGGGTTATGGAGATATATGGCAATGGTATATACCAGCGCTTTGTTTGCCTGTCTTGTAGGAATGTAAAAACGCATTTATAATTGTGCTAGGAAACCTTTGCCCAAAATTTGTGAGCTGCTATGAAACCAGAAAAAACTACGATTATGATCGGTCTGCTGGGCGATAAGCCTAAGATGGGCAAGAAGGAAGAAGGCGGCTTATTGGCTGAGGACAAAAGCTCCTGCCCATTATCTACAATGGATGCCGACATTAACAAGGGCAACATGAAAAAAGCCGTTTTAACGGCTGATTATGGCTCTAAAAAGGATGGCGAAGGCAAGTGCAAGGCTTGTGAATACTTCAATACCGAGCTTACCGACTGTGGCGTTCCCAAGGGTAAAGGCCATTGCGACATATTTGATTTTGTTTGCGACTCAGAGAACGGTTGTATGGCCTGGGAAGCTATGGGCGAAGATGACATGGAAATGGAGTACGAAAATTGAAAACAGGACTTTACGCTAATATCCACGCTAAACGCAAGCGCATCGCTGAAGGCTCAGGCGAGAAAATGAACAAAGTAGGCAGCAAAGCAGCGCCCAGCGCAAAAGACTTCAAAGCCGCAGCCAAGACAGCAAAGCCTAAGAAAAAGTGAGATTAGGGGTAATAATCCCATATCGAGATAGAGAGCAGCATCTAGCTAAGATGTTGCCTCATACAGTTAGTTTTTTCCGTAGAAACACCAATATAGAGCCTTTATTCTGCATAGCAGAGCAGGTAGACGATAGTCCATTCAACAAGGGCGCAATCCTAAACCATGCCTACGCAGCTATAGCTGGAATGGTGGATTATGTTTCTTTTAACGATGTAGACTATATGCCTATGTGGGCAGATTACTCAGAACCTAGTTTGCCAAGCCGCATTGTCTGGCATGGTATGGACACAAGGCCAGTAGGACACGGCACAAATCAAGCAGTAAAAGCCCAGCGTTACGGTCTGGCGGCAGTCGCTCTAATGAAGAAGTGGCACTTTGAAGCCTGTAACGGATACTCCAATACATATTGGGGGTGGGGCTACGAGGACACAGACCTCGCTAAGAGGCTCGAATCAGTCGGTCTGCCACTAGGGTATAGGGATGGTACTTTTATCGCCTTAGATCACGATTCAAACGGTTATGATGCTAACGGTGAAACCGAGGCAAGTAAGGCAAACGCTAAACGCTTTGAGTCTAGGGTTTACCCTAATATGGTAGATGGGCTGGCAACGCTAAACGCAGATGTTGTAGAAATACAACAGCACATGGCTAAAGGGTTGGCAGATGGCGAAGAAGCTCCGTTAATTTGGTGTAAATACGACCTAAAGGAAATGTATGAAAATGTCTAAGTCAGAAAAGAAAATCGGCAAAGTAATGGGCGAGTACAAAGCCGGAAAGCTCAAGTCAAGCTCTGGCAAGAAAGTTAGTAATCCTAAACAAGCCATTGCCATTGCAATGTCGGAGGCTGGCAAGTCAATGCGAGTCAAGAAGTGAAAGTCCGAGAGGCTGCTGGCATCCTAGAGCGCATGGGCGTTGCTGGGTACAACAAGCCTAAGCGCACACCTAACCATCCCACTAAAAGCCATGTAGTAGTGGCTAAAGAGGGCGATAAAGTAAAAACAATACGATTCGGTCAGCAGGGTGTAAGCGGTAGCCCAGCCAAAGAAGGTGAATCAATGGCAAACAAAGCCAGGCGCAAAAGTTTTAAAGCAAGACACGCTAAGAATATTGCTAAAGGCAAGATGAGCGCAGCGTTCTGGTCCAATAAGGAAAAATGGTAGAGTTCACCAGCATTAACCCATCAGAAAGCGATAACGGTGATTATGTAGCCGCAGTAAGCAATGCGGTTAATAATTACGATGCTTTCCTACAATTTAAGCGGCATCCGGCATACGCAGGAGTCTTAGAACACGCATCTTACAAGCAGGGCGCAATGTGCCTGGAAGCAGTAAACAGGCAGACGCCAGAGATGCTGCAAGATGTAGAAAAGTACCAAGAAAACGATTTAGTCGGTGGCGCAACACCAAACGAATACCCAATAGGTATGCTTAGTCCATCTACATTGCGGTACATGAAGGTAGCAAGCGACATTAAGATATTGTTTGGAAATGTAGAGAAGGTAGCAGAGATAGGCATAGGGTATGGCGGTCAGATGCTAGTGTTAGACCGCACGATCCAAATGAAGGAATACCATTTATTTGATCTACAGCCTGTACTGCGCCTAGCAGAGAAGTACCTAGAGCATCACATCCTAAACGCATCCTACAAAACCACTACGCTAAACCAGCATAGAGGCGATGACGAGTACGATCTGATTATTAGCAATTATGCGTACTCAGAGCTGCCAAGAGAACTAGAGATAAAGTACATAGAGAAAGTGCTAAGTAAGGCTAAACGAGGCTATCTGACAATGAATAGCGGATTGCCTAATAGCTGCTTTACCAAGAACAAATTAACGCTGGATGAGTTAAAAGAACTATTGCCTAAGTTTGAGGTGATAGAGGAATACCCTAATACATTCCCAAACAACTACATAATTGTATGGGGACATAAACTGTTGTAGAATAGCAACATCATCAACCATCAACCCAAAGGGAATGGAATGTTAGGAGCAACAAAAATAGAGTGGTTATCAGTAGAAACCCTGATACCTTACGCTAAAAACGCTAGGACACACTCAGACGAGCAAGTTGCTCAGATTGCCGGATCAATTAAAGAGTTTGGGTTTAATAACCCTGTACTTGTAGATAAAGACAATTCAGTTATTGCTGGGCATGGCAGGCTTATGGCGGCAAGAAAGCTGGGCATGGATAAAGTGCCAGTAGTGCAGCTAGGCCACATGACCGAAGCACAGCGCAAAGCCTATGTATTAGCAGATAACCGTATCGCCCTCAATTCTGGGTGGGACACGGGTATGCTATCGCTAGAGTTGCAAGACTTAAAAGACAATATAGACCTTAGCCTATTAGGATTTGATCCTGATGAGCTAGATGCCCTGCTAAACCCCATAGAGGAAACAGAGGGGCTAACGGACGAAGATGCTGTGCCTGATGTGCCAGACGAGCCTAAGACAAAGCTGGGGGACATCTACATATTGGGCAACCACAGGCTTATGTGCGGTGATAGCACAAGCATTACAGATGTAGATAAGTTGATGGATGGCAACAAAGCCGATATGGTGTTTACTGATCCCCCTTATGGCATGAGTTATGGTGGCGGTAGGGCACAAGGCGAAAATGTAAAATTTAAAAATCGCTCAGGTGGTATCAAGTCTCATGGAATGATTTTAGGGGATGACAAAACTGGCGATGACTTAATTCAGCTTATTAGAGATGCTTTGGCATCAGCCGTAGCTACAACCAAGGCTGGCGCATCATTTTATGTGTGTTTTCCGTGGAGAACATATAGCGAATTTGAAGCGGCTATGAACCAATGTGGCCTAAAAACATCAGCTTGCATTGTTTGGGATAAAAAATCTATTGGATTAGGGTTATCCAATTACAGGCCACAACATGAGTTTATTTTTTATTCTAAAGGTGACTCGTGGTACGGCGATAAAGCCCAGTCCGATGTTTGGTACATGAGTAGAGGCGCTACTGGAAAATATGTGCATCCAACACAAAAGCCAGTAGAGATTGTAGAAAAAGCTATAAATAACAGCAGTAAATCAGGCGATATTATTTTGGATGTATTTGGCGGCTCAGGATCAACGCTTATTGCTGCTGAAAAAATAGGTAGATGCGCTCGATTAATGGAGCTAGACCCTAAGTATTGCGATGTCATTGTGCAGCGATGGGAAGAATTTACAGGCAAAAAGGCCGTACTTTCGGAGTTAGAAAAGGCTTAATATGCAAGGTATAGAACACATCCCAACAGAAGAAACAAGAAAATTAGTCCGAAGCCTTAGTGCTGTAGGGATTAAGTATGTAGACATTGCTGGCAAGCTAGACATATCAGACGATACGCTGGTAAAGCACTACAAGAAGGATTTAGAGGATGGCAGGGTAGATGCTAACGCTTCTATCGGTCAAACCCTATTCCAGCAGGCAAAGAATGGCAATACAGCCGCAGCGATCTTTTGGCTAAAGACCAGAGCGCAATGGAAAGAAACAAACGCATTAGAAGTATCTGGCGCAGATGGCGCACCTTTAGCGGTTAAATGGCTGAGCGAGTAGTAACGATCCCCTATAAACCGAGAGCGCCTCAGAAGTTAATCCATGAGGCGATGGATAAGCATCGCTTTGTAGTAGGTGTAGCGCATCGAAGGATGGGTAAGACCGTAGCGGCACTAAACCAAATTATTAAGGCTGCTCTTGAAAACAACCAGCAAGCCCCTAGATACGCTTATATAGCCCCAACTTATAGTCAGGCTAAACGAGTGGCATGGGACTACCTCACGCACTTTGTAAGGCCGCT